TGCTCTGAACAATAACGGCTCTACGTGCTGTTAATTTCTTAACAAAGTAAGTACTACCGTTAGTATCTGTTGCAACAATATTCATTTGACCTGCGGCTAGTGTACTTGTCGAAACTAGTAAGCAAGGGCCAGTGCCGTCAGCAGTAAGAACTCTATATTTCTTGCTAGCAACTTGTTCTTGAATGTCACCAGTTCTGTTAGTACCACCAACAATTCTTGCCTGACAAGCAATAACATCAGATACTGAGCTTGTTAATACAGAAACACCTGTACCTGTTGACCCCGATGTTGCATTGAATACAACGAAAGGAGCACTTAGATAGCCAGTACCAGCAGTTGTAATTAAAACGCTAGTAACTGTATTACCTGTTTTTACAGCAGATCCAGCAGCAGTTGTTCCGCCAGGTAGTTGTGGTGCAGAAAATAATACAGTAACTGTACCGGTAGAAACTGTTAAGCTAGATGTTGATAGTGTTACACTAGCAACGCCTTCGCCGCCGATACCAAGACCTTTACGTGTTCCAAAATATTTTGATTTAATAGGACGTCCCATTTGTTTTCTCCTTTATAATGCGACCGTTCTAGGGTCATACGCGGTGGGATCCGCATAATAATCTAGACTCTTTATTTAATAAAAAACCCGCCGAAGCGGGTTTTGATTGTGTAAAAATCAAGTAATTGATTACTTGAAGCTTACGTTTGCGCTTGTAATTGCAACCTTACCTAGGTAGTCAGCAGCGTTACCTAGAGAAGAAGCAGTGTTTGTCAACTCAACATAGCCGTAGCGTGTTAAGAAGCCAACTACTGGCTCGAATGTTGCTGGATCTAGAACAACACCAGAGCTCATTAGAGGAATATATGGGCAATAGAAAGCAGCAGCATCAGCTTCGCTTGTACCCTTATAACCGATTAGAATTTGGTTGTTGTCAGCTGTATCACTTAGATATGCGTCAACATAAATTCTCATTGCGCCATTTAGTGTTCCAACAAACTTGGTGTTTGTAGGAGCTTCGAATGTACCTTCTGTAGTGCGAGCAAAAGCAGAAGTTGTTGCGCTTTGTAGAATTGTTAGAGCTTGGTTAGAAACAACAGCCCAGTTACCAGAACCACGACGTGTACGCTGAGCAATTAAGTTGCTTACACGATTAATCTGGATAGCTAGAGCAGCGTGCTCATCACCAACGAATGTAGCAGTACCAGAAACTAGACTTTGGTCATATGTTTCTTCGACACTTGCTAGACCACGAAGAGAAGATAGAACTTCTTGGTCGATTTCAGCTGTAATTTCTTGTGCTAGAGCAGCCATGATTTCAGCTTCGATATCAATACCTTGTTGTGCTTGTGCATCTTGTGCAGCTTCAAAAGTCCAACGAGCAGATAGCTTGCGGCTCTTTGCTTCGACTGGTGTCTTTAGAATCTGGATGCTCATACGCTTACCAGGTGTACCTTCCATCATAGAAGTTACTTGTGCCTTAGGTGAAGCATCAACGTTGTTACCAGAGTAAGCAGCAGCAATCTTGAATGGGCTTAGTGCCTCTTCACCTGCTACAACTCCGTCTCCACTGTCAGCATAGCGAACACGTAGAGTATGGATTTGTGCTACTGGGCCAGTCATTGGCTGAACGCCGATGATTTCGTTAGCGATAACGGTTGGCATAACACGACGAATAACTGGAAGAATAACGCGATTTAGGGTAGCGATATTACCAGCGCTTGTTGCACCTGCTGTTGCAGACTCTGCCAAATAACGACGAGTGTTCTCTAAGCATACGCCCATAGAAGCACGACGGTTACCTTGTAGGCCTTCAAGCAGAGCGTCTTTGGTCTCTGACCATCTTTCATTTAAAAGTTGTGACATTTCTTATTGTCTCCTTGAATATTATTTTAGACCCGCTAGTTTGCGGATATCTAAGATGTTGTCTAAGCCTACCTCTGGCTTTGTCTCACGGTTGCCTGTTACTTCTGTGCTTTCAGTCAAAGCAACTTTAGATGTTACTTTTTTCTTTTGGCCTTCCATTACTGCGGGTAGGTATTTGTCAAAAGCTTCTGAAAGTTTTTTAGTCTGAACAGACTCTAAAAGTTCTTTCATTAGCTCCCTCTTGTCGGCACCTAATGGTGCCAATAGCTCAGCCATTACTTGCTTTCTCTCCATTAGATCTTTTTGTACACGTAGCTCACGCTCGCGTGATTCGACTAACGTAGATTTTTCTTCAGCAAGTTGTTTAGCTTCTGCAAGCTCATGTTCTTTCTTTTGAATTATCTTTAACAATTTACTTGTTTCAGATTTTTCATTTAGATAAGAACCGGCAAACTCTTGTGCAAATGCTTCATAGATACGACGACCGAAATCGTTATTACGGCTACTATCAATGTCTTCCTTCAATTGTTTAATTTCAGAAGTTAATTTCTTAGTAACAGTACTCTCAACGACTTGTGCGCTTCTCTGAATAAAGTTTTGCTTAATTGTTTCAAATTTAGCTTTAGCTTCACGTACTAGTTTAACTTTTGTTTCAGCTAGATCACGTTTGTCTTTAGCAAACTCGTCAATTTCTTTTGCTAGAGCATGAACTACAAATTGCTCTAATTTTTCAAAGTTCTCAGATACTTTACGACGATCGCTCTGGAACTCAACTAACTCTTTGCCCAATTGCTTGATTACAAATCCTTCTAGCTTTTTAGCATCTTCTGCAATTCTTGTACGATATGCAGCTTGTGCTTCAGCTAGTGATTTTTTATCTTCGTGCAATTCGGCCATTTCTGCGGCCAATCTTTCGCTTAACATCTTGTCGATTGCTTCTACCATAACTTGTTTGTCATGTGTATACTTTTGTGCAAACTCTTCACGAAGTTCTGCGCTTACTTGGTCGCGATTCTCTTGAATTTTTGTAGCAAAGGCGGTTTCGATTTCAGACTTTACTTCTTCTGACATCATACCACTTTCGACTAATTTTTTGAATGCGTCCAACATTTATATTTCTCCTCGGGCTTATTTTAGACCTTTAATAATCTGCAAGAGACTTTCTTTTAGATATTTCTGGGCCTTTGGATCTTCTTTAACTTCAGTTGCTACCTTAAATGCTTTGCTTCCGCCGCGTGTATTCATTAAATGCTCATACACAGGAGTAGGGTAAGCACCAGGTGCGCTTGGTTGTGCAACTATATCCACAGTAATAATTTCAAAATCAGATACTCGGCCGCTTAAATCGTCAACGTTTCCGCTGCCGCGTGAGCTAACGCCAAGTTTTACTCCGCTTTCTAACATAGTGCGAATTAAGTTACCCATTGGGGTGGGAAGAACTTTCATCTTCCCATATCCATTAGGACCTTCCATCCACATTTGAGTAATCATATGGGATACACGGTCCAAATTAACTTTTAAATCATCAGGATGATCTACTTCACCTAACACGCTATATCCGTTTTGTAATTGATCGTTTAGCGTTTTAACTGCACGTTCAATTTCATCTACTGGATAAACACGTTGATTAGCATTACGAATTCCGCCTTGAATAGCAATACCTTTTAGATAAAGGCTTTTGCCATCTTTATCATCCGACTCCATTACGATGCCGGATTGATCAAAGCTTAAATGTTCTCTTAAATAGGCTAATTTCATCCTGATTCTCTAATTATTTGCTATATGGCTTTAAGAACTGCTTAACAGGGTTTACACTGGTTTGATCACCAGGACCGCCTGCTCCACCAGCACCTACTGGACCAGGAGAGCCGCCCTTTTTCTCAGCACCGTGGCCACCTTTAACATTGCTTAATGTTTTAACGCCAGACTTTTTACCATCGACATTATGCATTCCAGCAGCTAGCTTTTCACCAGAGTGTGGTGCTAAACCTTTTTGTACTTTACCAGGGCTTGTTCCTGTATTGCTTTGACCTTCAGTTGCACCTTGTACTAAATTCTTACCATTTACACCGGCTGGGCCTGGCTTGTTGGCAGCTTTAGCAATAGGGCTTCTACCTTCGTCAGGAGCACCTTCTGTGTCACCTGTTCCGGCAGCAACATGTTGTTTTTGGCCCTTCATGGAATTCTTTTCCCAATCATTACCAACTTTTTCAACATATTCACGGGTCATGCGCTTTTTAGTTTCGAACATTCCCATCTTTAGATCGTCTTCTTCGGATCCTGGCTCTTCGCCACCGAATTCATCACCACCGAATTCATCACCACCCATGTCACCGCCTTGGGAAGCTTCTAGTTCTGCAAATGCAGCTTCTAGTTCTTCGATAGCATTTTTAATATCCATCATTGCGTCGTCTTCAGATGCTTCAGGTCCCATATCGGCACCCATTTCGTCATCCATTCCAACATCGCCACCAAGGTCGTCGGTTTCTTCGTCACCGCCAACTTCTGGCTCATCAGCATCCATCATATAAGAATCTTCTAATTCTTCTTCGGCTTCATCGACGGATTCTTCTTGTTCTTCAGACTCGTCCATATCTTCGTCAGCAGACTCGTCCATATCTTCGTCAGCAGATTCTTCGACTTCCTCATCGTCTTCTGCTGCTTCTTGAGCTATTAGATTTTCATAAATATTTCTAGATTTTTCGACAACAATTTCATGGAATAGCTCATTAGCTTTATCCATTTCTTCGTTAACAATATAATCTAGAAGTTGTTCAAACTTTGTAGACATTGCAGGTTTTCTCCTTAATTGGTTCGCGGCAAGGCTTTGTGATTATATTTAAAGTCTTTTAATAAATTACGCACAAAATAGGCCAAAAATTGAACATTTTTGACCTTAAAATAAAAAATTTAAAAATATATTAAACCGCAGGGGCTTCTGGGGGCGGAGCAGCGTACATTTTTCTTACTAAACCTAATTCATCCTTTTTTTCTTTTTCTCTAGCATCGCCTGCTTTTCTTAAACTGTTTAACATGCGTAATGTTAATTTTGTTTTACGTAAATCATCAGGGTTTAATACGCTTGAATCTTTATCAGAATCATAGCGTTGATCATCGACTGGGTCTTGTCGATTTTTGTCAAAGTAAATAAACTCTCTTAAAAACATAGTAATATTTATGCAGCAGGCGGTGGAGTTTCGGCTGGTGCTGCTCCGTCAGCAGGCATTGCTCCGTCAGCAGGAGGAGTAGGCGGAGTAGTTGCGCCTCCGATTGAACTTAGATCTGCATTCATTCCATTAGCAGTAACTCCGACTGATCTTAGTTCTGCACTAGATGGTAACATAGTATCTTCATCTATGTTTTCTTCACGCCATTGTGTTTGATTTTCTGCAACTTCTTCAGCAGTTAATCCTAAGAATCTTTTTAATGCAAATCGTTTACTAATAAATGGAACTTGAACTACTTGCCCGAACGTCGTAACTCTTGCAGTATCCATTTCACTTTGTCTATATGCTGCAAAATTTTGTGGCGGATTGAACTTAACATCAAAAATGTTCCAATCAATATTCATACCCTTGTTTTGCAGATATAATTTAAATTCTGTGTCAAAATGTTCATTCAATATCGATTGCAGTCTTTCACAATACTTATTGAATCTTAATTCTTGAATGTATGCTGTTCCAACTCTACCATCATTAAAGTTGCTTCCTCCGTCGTCAGGTCCAGTAGGGAGGTAAGAGCTAGGAATGCGTAAAGCCCTAAACAACTTATTAGTAAAATACTTAAGGTCATCTATTTCTCCCAAATTTGTACCGCCGGGTAGCACTTCAACTTTAGATCCGCGGCCTTCTGCTGTCTGTGGGAAGAAATAATCTTCATTTATACTTAAAGGATTATATCCAGCATCGATTACTGTTTGGCTTCCACCTGTTACAGATGGAATACGTCTTTGATTAACTTCATTTTTAACACGTTCAACAAAGCTCATCGCTAAGTGACTAGGCATGTTTCCTACATCGATATAAAACACACGTCTTTCTGGAGCACGTTGAATACGATAGATAATGATAGCATCTTCAAGTAATTCTTTTTGTTTATAAACTTTAAAGATACTTTCTAGTAAACTAGTTCCAAATGGAAAATTGTTATCTAAACCTTCACTTAAACTTAAATGTATTACATGTTTTGCATCTATAGCATATTGATTTTCGGAACGTTGGAATCTATTTCCTGTAATATTAGTAGGATATGACCCAGTCATTCCTCTACTCATTCCTACACCGGCATTATTTCCTGCATAACCGCTTGCGTATTGGCTTCCACCGCCAGTTACATTACTAGGATTAATTTGCGTAGTAGCAAGAGTTTCTAAATTTGGATTCCAGTCTCGAATAATATATTGCTCAGGTTTTTTACCTTCGGATTCGTTAACAATAATCTTATCAACTTTTGCAGGATCAACATATAACCAACTTTGTGTTTCTGGATCTCTTACAAAAAATACATCCCCATACTTAAATGTATTACGAACAACTTTGAACATTCTTGTATGAAATTTATTCAACTTTGTCCATTGTTGCAAAAACTTTTTAATAATTTTTATTTCAGTATTTGTAGCCTGTTCTTTAAAAAATACTTGGAAAGGAGTACCATTTTCTTGATTTTCTTGCGTACAAAATTCAGCTAAGATATCTAATGCTGCATTTACTTCACTATCACTATCCATAGTATCATATTGACCATATCGTTCTAAACGATTTGGGTGACCGGAATATACATCAGGAAGAAAGCTAGCATAATTTCTATGAGTTGGATTTGCATTACTAGCACTCATAGAACCATTAACTGGACTTAATAATCCAGAAGTATTAACAGGTGTAAAATATTTACGCCATGACATTGCTATTTTCCTTTAATCCTATGTTAGATACTGTATTAATCTGACTCATAATTTAAAATTTAAATAAATCTCCGCCCAATGAAGAAGTTGCATCAACGTTTCTCTTGGCGTATTCTGCTGTTTCTCTTAAGTATCTTAACATCTCTGCTGATTGTTTATTTAACGTTTGTAATTCGGTCTTCAACAATTCTAAACCTTTTAATGATCCGTCAGTTAAAGATTTATCCGGCATTAGAGAATCTAATCCACTAACTTCATCAAATTTTTTATCTTTTATAGCAGGGTTCGGTTTTGCAAAAGATTCACTAATGGTGCTTATAGTAGGCTTAGGTTTCTCTGTCATCGGACCAGCTGCTACATATTTCAAAGCACTTTGATTTATAGGAGATAACTTTTCTTTATCTAATAATTCTGTTTTTTGTGTTCCGCCAAAAAGTGATTTAGCGAACGAATATATATTATTATCTAATAATTTTTGATATTCATCCGGAATCTTTTGTTTAGCTTGTTTAGTATCATTATTTTTTTGATCTTTATCAAATATACCTGCTTTCAGTGTCCCGGGTTGAAGCGGCATTTTTATATTGCTAGCTAATAAATCGGCCGATAGTTTTAAAGATTTAGCAGCATCTAATAGTAATGATGCTGCTTTACTTAAACTATCGTTAATTGATGAGTCTTTCTTAGCCTCAGTTTCGGGTTTATCTTTACCAAATCCAAATAATTTTGCAACTGCTGATGCTGCTCCTTTGATCATACCTAGCACATTACTAATTTTATCAAATATCCATTTGAATACTCCAGTGACTAAATCGCCGAATGATTTAATAACTCCGGACATAGTTTCAAAAGGTGCCGAAATAATTGAAGCTAGTTGTTTAAATGGCCAGCTCATTACATTCCATATTGCATCAAACACAGATTTAACTGTGTTAGTTAACCCAGAAAATATAGATCCTATATTATCAAATGCCCCAGAAACTAAACTACCTATCTGTTTAAATGGCCAACTTATAACATCCCATACTGTGCCGAATATAGATTTAATTCCGTCAAGTAAACTAGAGGCCGCAGTCGTGACGCCGCCAAAAATACTTGATACTAAATTACCTATCTGTTTAAATGGCCAACTTACTACATCCCATACTGTGCCGAATATAGATTTAATTCCGTCAAGTAAACTAGACAACATACCGCCAATTGATTCAAAAACAGTTCCTACAATTTTTCCTAGTGCGTTAAATGGTGCCATCAAACCTTCTATTACACCTGTAGGAAATGCACTTAATCCTTTTGCAAGTACCCATATTGAAGCACCTAGTGCTGCTATTGCTGCTGAACCTATAAAAATTGCCGGAGCAATAAATGAAAGTGCTGCTGCTCCTGCTGCTAGTAATCCAATTGCAACAGTACCAGCTGCAACATCTTTCCAACTAACGTCAGTAAATTCTTTAAATGCTTTTGCTGAAATGTATAAACTTCCGGCCAATAATCCCAACGACACTGATCCTAACATAACTTTAGGATTTGCCATAGCTTGTAATCCGCTTGCCAATCCTTTTAAAATTCCTCGAATAGCACCGCCTACCCCAACGCCTATTCCTTTTACTGCATTGCCTATTGATCCAACTATACCTGCTGCTCTTCCAGCCGTTGCTGCTCCCGCACCTCCACCAGGTGGTATAACAGGTGTAGTAACTCCTCGGTTAGCAGCAGGCGGTACAATTGGCCCGGTTCCCGGTGCTGCGGGTCTTCCACCAAGAACATCTAATACTCCACCTACACCGCCAGCTCGTGCTCCTCCCGATACTGCAAGAACTGCTGCTCTTGCTTTTGCAACGCCGATAACTGCTATTAATGCCAATAACCCTGCACCTAAAATTTCAAATGCATACGGAATTCGTCCTATTGTAGTTAAAGTTTTAGCAAAAAATGTCACAACAGGATTAAACACAGCAAATAATTTTTCAACTATAGGAAGAATTTTTTCCAATATAAGTTGACCTAATTTTTGCATAGCTTCTTGAGTTTTCACTGCATCTGCTGCTTGACTTTCTTGTTGCTTAATTTGCTCGTCGTAGGCCTTTGCTAGTTCTTTTTGTAAAGTTGCTTCGTCTGTAATTCCTTTTGCTCTAAGTTTATTTTCTACTCCAATTAAACTTCCGACAACTTGCTGATATTTTCCTTGTTGTAATGCCAATGCATCACCTGTTTGACCAAACCGTTTTGCTTGGTCAGATGCGGTTGTTAGTACTCTTCCAAATTTATCTGTTACTTGTTGTTGAGTTGTTCCAGCAGTTATTGCTGTTCTAGTCATATCAGTAAGCGCTTCTGCGGTTTGAGGAGCTACTCCCGATAGTGTTTGTGCTGCTTCTGTTACTGGCGGCAACCCTAATGCAGCAGACATAACTAGATCTGTTGCACCTGCAATGCCGCTTGCGGCTGCTTTATCGTATGCTGCTTTTAATTTAGCACGTTCAGCTTCGTCCATGTTGGCCATTTTACGCTGAAATGCTTCATTCATCTGTGCTTTTTTCTGTTCTTCTTCTAATTTCTTTTTGCTTATACCTGTAAATTTTGTTAGAGCATCTAGTTCTGTTAGATATTCAGTTGTAGATTTTTTTAGAGCATCAGTATTTTCTAATTCTTTCTTAGAGCGACCGCCAGTTGCCGCAATATACTTTATCATCTCTTCGTTAATTTCTTCAGTAGTCATGCCTAGATTTCTAAGCTGTCTACCTAACGGGCTTCCGACAAATTCATTACTTAATTTTACAAATGATTTTAATCCTTGATCTACAGTTGATCCCATTCTTGCAAATGACTCACTGTTGTTTTTAACTAGATTAGAAAATTGATCTAATGTTAGATATGCATTCGATGCAGCTTGTCTCATATCAGTTAAGCTACCACCAAAATTTGCGCCTGCTCTAGTTAAGTCCTGATATGTTTTTAATAAATTTTCTTGATACGATGCTAAACTGGACATTCCTTGGAATACTAATCCTAGTAGTCCGGGCAATCTTCCAAACTGTGCTAAAACTCCACTTACATTCCCTGTGCCTGATGTTATTTCTTGAGCAGCGGCGGCAACATTTTTAAAACCAACTGCTACAGAATCTGCTACATTAGAAAGTGCACCGTATGATGCTCCTAATTTTTGTCCGTTTTTATATAATTTAGAATGTTCTTGATTTACTTCACTGATTATAGCAGGGTCAAGCCCGGCAGATGCAGCAACACCTGCAACTTTGTTTGCAGCGGCTGTACCATTAACTTTTTTAATTTCTTCAATTAATTTTAATAATGTCGCTTCAGTGGCTGCATTAGCGAATTTTGCACCGTTTAAATCGCCACCACCTTCAACTATTACTTCTTCGGCCATTGTTTTTCCGTGATTATGTATGTAGATAAATATGTTATCTAAGCTCAAAGTTTATTTATCGGAGATACAAATATGGCTACAACTGGAAATTTAACCCAAACAAACCCCCTTGCTTCTTTCATGAGGCAACCAAAAATTTATATTCGTTTACCTAGTAACGGCGAATTTTGGCCCGACGGTAGTCTCGCTAAAACAGAAAATAATGAATATCCCGTGTATTCTATGACTGCCAAAGATGAATTAATGCTAAAAGTTCCAGATGCCGTTATGAGCGGGCAAGCTGTAGTCGATGTTGTACAACATTGCATTCCTAATATTAAGAATGCTTGGAATATTCCAAGTATTGATTTAGATGTTATTCTAATTGCTATTAGATTAGCAACTTACGGAGAAAAAATGAATACTCCTTTAAGTTTGGGTACAGATAGTGATATCGAATATGTAGTAGATTTAAGACACGTTATGGATAATTTGCTAAATCAAATTACATGGGACCCTGTTGTCCAAGTTACAGATGAGTTAACTGTCTACGTTCGCCCGATGACTTATAAACAAATTAGCGAAAGTGCATTAAAAACATTCGAAACACAAAAAATTGTTCAGATCGCCAACGATGAAAAGTTACCCGACGAAGAAAAGATTAAAATTTTTAAAGAAAGTTTTAACAAACTAACAGAAGTTACTATTGGATTAGTGCAATCAAGCATTTACAAAATAGATTCATCTAATGGAAGTACTGAAAATTCTGCACATATTAAAGAATTTTTAGAAAATATCGATAAAGGAATGTTTAATACCATTCAAAAACATTTAGACAATCTAAAAGAAATTAATTCAATTAAACCAATTAGAGTACCTGCAACTCAAGATATGAAAGATAAAGGATATACTGAAGATACTATCGAAGTTCCGTTAGTATTTGATCCATCTACTTTTTTCGTATGAGGCTTTTATATCTAGATATTGACGAAATTAATAAAGTCATTGAAGAATATGACAAAGATATAAAGGCCATAAAGGAAGAACTATTTCGTATTTGTTGGTATATGCGAGGTGGTGTAACTGCTAGTGAAGCATACCTACTAAGCAGAGAAGACAGAGAAATAATTGCAAAGCTAATTGAAGACAATTTAGAAATTACTAAGAAGACTCAACTTCCGTTTTTTTAAATTGTCATTCCTAAAAATTTGCTCTTAAATTCTACAACT